CCTGCCGCATCCTCCACCAAATACTCGGCGTCCCGAACGGAGAAGCCCACAGAAAGGCCCTTTAGCTTGCTTTCGTCAAAGTCCCACTTGTAACCGTTGTTTGATTCCTCAAACGCCCAAGCAACGCCCTGTAGAATGCGCTTGTTCATGCTTTCGTACTTGTCACCGGGATGCGGAATGGTCACCCTGAAAACGCCCTTGAACTTGGCCGGGTACATACCGCCTTTGGACGCCTCATACACCTTTTTATAATGGTCTTTGTGCTCACCCTCCGCAACGTCAAGCTGGATAACAAGCCGTTCAACGTCATGGCCGGAAATTGTCTGCTGCTCAACCTTCGCGCCGAGCACCTTACCAATATACACGCCAGCCGGAAGAGTACTGATTGCAACGTCTTTTTTGCTTTCAAAATCGCCCTTGTAGTTAATCATTTTTCATTTCCTCCATTTCTACATCAACAAATTTTCTTGAAACCGTCCCATCTTCATTGGGTGTAATAATTGGCACTCCGTAAATGTCTAACTTTCTCTTAATGTCAGAGATAAATTCAAACCCCATACCATCCAATGAACGAACTAAATAATTCATTTCAAGCATAAATTTTTCTGCTTCTTCAACTGTTGTGTATTTATTCTCAATGCAAGTATATAATTCATTGAGAAATTCATTAAATCTTGACCACTTTTCATCATTTGGAACAACTTTGTATTTCAATTTGTTATCGCGCTTTTCTTTAGCTTCAATATCTTTATACTTAATGTTAGCAACAGATTCAAGTAACATTATCGTGCTTTGATTTATTCCATTGTGCTTTCTTACCATTGCGGCAATATAACTTCCATTTCTTCCAATTGCTCTGGAAAAACTTTCCATTGAATAACCTGCCGTTTTTAATGCGCCTATCAATTTATCCTTGTCAACAACCATAACGTTTTTCATTCTTCTTTTCCTTCTTTCTTTTCGTTTTTGCTTTCTTCTTTGTTTTCCCGTTTTGCCGTGATTCCGTAATAATCACGAATGATATTATCAACCTTTTTCAAATCATTGTCAATCTGAAATTCTGCGAACATACCAATAGGGGATTTTACCGTGTCAAAGCCGCTGTTTTGCGTGAAGAACGTATACTTTCCATCTTCAACATGAGTTTTCAGAACGATGGTAAAAAGTCCCTCCACCGTGATTTTTTCGTCAAGCAGCTTTCCGATTGTCTTTACCTTCTCATTGCCGTTTTGGTCACGCTCAATGTGGCTGAGGAAATAGACAATTTTGTCTTGCGGCATATCGCGGACAACCGTTTCCGCAATCAGCGACCAATAATTTTTTGCAATGTCAGTGAATTTCTGATAGCCCATTTCACCCGAACGCCGCATAAACTCATTAGCAAGCAAATACTGCGCATCATCCACAACCGCGCTTGGCGTTTTCATGCCCTTCAATGCTTTCACAATGTCCGGGTATCTGTCTGTAACGATCATGCCCAAATCAGACCGAAACGGCAACGGCTTGCCCGCCACATTGATTACCGCGATTTCACCTCGCTTGAAATTCCGCAGGCTTGCACTTTTGCCCGTGCCGCTTTCGCCAAGAATCAAAACCGGAATAGCCATCTGCAATACCTCCGTTCAACCGTTCAGCGCGTCAATCATCGCGCGTTTGATCGTTTCATAAAGTCGGTCATAGTCGATCTGGTCAACGTGTTCTTCCTTCTCGCTCTCAACCGCTGCCGTTTCCCGATTGTCCGCAGCCGAACCATCAAGAACAATATCAGCCGCCGCAATTCCGTACATTTTTTCAATCAGCATCAGCGCGGACTTGCTTGCCGTCCCTCGGTTGATAATCTTGCAGACGTAATTGTCACAGAACCCCATTTCCCGCGAAATACCGCGCTTGGTCAATCCGTGCCGCGCAATTTCGCTAGCCAGCTTGTTTCCGTCAATCTTCATAAGGCCAAAATCTTTTACCATGCTTTACACCTCTTTCAAACGTTCATAACCGCAAATTCCGGTTCAGTCGTTTTCACCTTGACAACATCACACACAAGACCAGTCTCAGAATCGCACAGAACGCCGTTAGAATCCTCTGAAAGACGTTTCTTGACCTCTGCCCAATTCACCTTTTCGGTAACCTTTACGCAATCAGAGAAGCCGTTTTCCTTTACCCATTTGAGCAGAGCTTCGTCATCGTCATGCACCCAAACCGTTTTCGGCTTTTTGAGAACCAAATCACCAGACGGAAGGCTGTATTTCTCTTGCGTTTTCGTTTCCCTGTGCGGGACCGTCTGGAAATACTCTGACAACTTTTCCGTCATGTAAGAAACGGTCTGTTCCGTCCGCGCCTTTACGCCGTCAATCATGGCGGTGTAATACCGCTGCCATTTGTCAAGATCGGCCTGAGCCGCCTTGATTTTGCCGATAGCCCATTCCGCTTGCTGGTCGTTCTCAATCGTCCAAGATTCTTCGGTGTTTGTCGTTTCCTGCTGCATGATTTCGTCAATCATTGCTTTCACCCTCCGCGTTCTTCGTGCTGTCATCAACCGCCGCGCAGCGTTCATCATGGTATTTCCGTGCATCGTACACGTTAACCATAATCGCGCCGCAATTCGGGCAGTAGAAGCTCGGCCTGTTGTAGTGCGGTTCACCACAAGCGGAACACTCTCCGAAAATTGCACCCGCGTAAGTGAAAACCCACCAAGCGTAGTCGTGTTTACTCTGTGGCTCTGGAATTTTCAGCCCCGGAATTACCTTCATTGTCTTTTGCCCTCTTTCCAATATACTTCCGTTCACAAATTAGCCGCTTTGGAATTAAACTCTTGATATAATCATTGAGTGTGAGTCCGTGTTCTGCCGCTTCTGCCTTTATCAATTCCCGTGAACCTTTGGGAAGGACAATATGCAGCGCGTCATAATTTTGTTTAGCGTACCAAGTAACATACTTCACGCTATTGCTGGACATGGTATCAACCTCCGATTTTTTCTAAGTGAATCCGCTGTAGTACCGCATCGTTCATACCTCCGCAACCGTTCAAACGTCCAACCGAGCATTAGCTCGGAAAGGCAAACCAAATGACCACCAGCACCGCGAAGATTGCAACCTCAACCGCACACATTTTGAGGTATTCGCCAAGCCGCCCGCTATCGAACGGCTTGGCGTGTTTCCCTCTGTACCCCATCAGCAAGCCCCCTTTACAAGCTCAACCTGTGCCGCCGTGAACCAACAAGATTCTTTGAGGAAACAATGTCCGCGCCCTTGCTTTTCTTCCCCGTCCTCGGTTTCGATCTTGTCCGCGCTGTATTTCCAAATTGAGAACCGCGCCTTGGCGTGCTCGCCCTTCTTGACCTTGTAGCCGAGGTCTTTCCAACCGTTGAAGGTGTGGATCTGTTCAATCTCCGGAATCAAGATCTCATTTCCTTCGGCGTCAACGCCTTGAATCATCCGGCCTGTGGCCTTGAGAACACCTTCGAGGAAAAGCCGCTGCTTTGCGTTTTCAATGATCTGCACGTTTGTAAGAGCCATCTTTTTAACCTCCGTTCTTATCGTTCAATCGTTCGTAGTGCCTTGCTACGGTTTAGATTATATGCATCTTGTTCAATATGTCAATCCCTATTCTGAAAAAATTTTTCAGCAGCCTCTTTTGCTTGAGCAGCAACCTTTTCCCGATCAAACTTGAAGATTTGCCGCGCCTTTTCTGCGATTTCTTCATCAGTAAGCTCCGGCCTGTTTTTCAACCGTTCCAATTCCAGAACAGCTTCGTACAAATTCATTGTTTCGCCCCCGTTCATTTTGTTTGTAAGGTTGTTCCTTACGTCTGAGATAGTATCACCTGTTGCGCAATATGTCAACCACAAAAATAAAAAAAATTCTGCCGTGATTGCAACCACATAACCACGGCAGAAATTTCACCACCACGCCCCCACCAGCGCGGAGGTATAATCCCATCTGTTGACCGTCACCCCATCCAGCCAACGGACGTCCAGCTACCCGTGTCCATTATATCACCGTGCGGACAATCGCGCAAGCCTTGAAGCCCATCTGCGGAGCTTCATTTCTTCAATTTCGTTGATTGCGTCATAATCAACGCCATCAAGGCACCTGATGCAGACAAACACGTCAGCAATTTCTTCCGTAAGCAAATCAGACGCTTGTCCAGCCGTTACCGGGGTCGGATTGATTCCTTGATACACCCGCGCCAGCTTCAACGCTGCCTGTGCTGCTTCGGCACACTCTTCTGCGAACTGCATGAGAACCGCCGTTTGCGGCAGCTTTTCCCGCACATATTCCGCGCAATCATCAACCGAGAAAATATCATCCATCATAATCACCGCCTTTTGCTTTTGTACTCTCTCAAAATCTCACGGCATACAACGAACGTAATCACGCCAGCCAATGCTGTAAAAACGCTAAGAAACACCGTTAGAACGAATCTCAAAACGAAATCAATCAATTTATTCACCTTCTTTCGGTGCCTCTGGAAGCGGCATCCAGTGGGTGACTTTTCCGACAAACCAGCCACCATTTTTACCTATGTTAGAGTCATACATTCCAAAGTCTGTGCAACGACAAATCTCACCGTGAATCTCTTGCTCATATCTACAAAGGTAACGCCCATTCTTTTCCGGCAGTCTTTCCTTGACGCTGATCCATCCGCCGATGGTCGGAGAAACCACGGGTTCCTGCGGCTGCAAACGTTTGAGTT